TTGATTAGAAACCGCAGCGTTATAACCGCGCATAGTGTTGTTATCTCCCCAAACAAATTGAGCCGTATTAGATGCTTTCTCTGTTTGCAATAACTTACCGCGAACCTTCGAGTTCGTTAGGTAGTTTAAAGAGCCACTATCAGCGTTATCTTGAGCCACTTGTGTTTCAAGGCCTACGATATGAGCGTAAGTTGGCGCAGCTCCGTTTGTTCCACCCGCTACGTTTCCAATTCCAGATGTCGCTAAGATACCTGTTGGCTGATTGCTAGAACCAGAACCATGAATTGCAGAACGATCAAGCTCAATCGCTAGAGTTGTTGCCAAGTCATTACGCACAAAAGACTCAATATCAATTGAGCTTTGTAGTAAGAGTTTTCTTGAAATATCAGAAAATGCGCCTACTGTCTTACCCGACATGCTTACTTGATCAAATGCTGCTGCACTTTCAGTCACTGCACCTGATTCTGCAACCCAATATGCTGTCGCGCCGCCTGTTTGTCTTGGAATGGCCACGTTGCCTTGTAGATCTGTCAGCATTGTCGCGCCTAGATCCATCACAGTCATTTTGTTACGCAGCATGTCAATAAAGCTACCAGACAAAAGATCAGTTGACACCGTGTGTCCACCCGCAGTCGCAGTACCTACTGTCAAATCACGTTGCTGCACTTCAGTTGGCATAAAGAAACCTCTAGCAGTCTTACCTAGCTTCTCACCAGTTGCAATTGATGCTTCTTTCTCTAAACCCGCTTTACTCCAGTCGTTTGTGACCAAAGCATTGATTGCGCGTACTACAGAAAAGTTACGAGTTTCTTCTGGAGTCATACCAATGCTAGTATCAGCAATTGCAGCTTCCTGTGGCTTTGCCTTAGAAATAGACTCTAATGCAATTTTTCTGAACTCGCCAATTGGCTTGTTGCTTCTTTTAAACTCTCTAGCAGCACCCGCTAATTCTGGATGAATTTCCACAATTTTATCGGCTTCTGCATTTCTTTGGCGATCCGCCTCAATGCCTTCTCTGATTGCCTTATCGACATCTACAGTTGGCGCTGAAACTACTGGATCAGTTTTTACTTCTTCTGACATTTCGTTTTCTCCACGAATATTAGTAATAGTTGTCATATTTTCTTCACCTTCTGCACGACCAACACCAACTTGGCTGTCAGCTGGCACACCCACTACTGAAATTTCAAATGGACTCCAGCGTTTTGCTACATAGTATTCTTCATCCTCTGTAGAACGCTCTTGATCCAATTCCATTTCATTAATACGATAGCCAACAGAAATGTTCTGTCTTATTCCATCTACTACATCATTAAAAATTTCTGAGCCTCTAGCACTCTTTGAAAAACGAACAACTGCTGTACCGCGTTTGCCGTCTACCATTGCTTGCTCGACTCGACCTATTTGATCAGTCGCATCATGATCCATTAAGAGAGGCGCACCATCGTTCAAACGCTCCAAGTTGACGGATTCGGGTGAGTGATCTAACACTTCCATTCCAAACCACCTTTCAACTGGCATGTCGCTTGAAAAGCTCAGTTGCACTGTTCTTTTCTCTTCATCGATCTTTGCATCACGATCTAAATTAAAGCTTCTGGACAAATGCCCAGTGTTAATCTGCTTCATCTTCTACTCCTTCATCACTACTTACACCATGTAAAATGCCTTTCTCTTCAGCTAAAGCTTGTTCATAAGCTAATTGATCATAGACATCTTCAATATCACCGCCCTGTTGTGATATGACATCAGAACGCGTTTTAAGACCAGCATTAATCGCTTCAACGCTCGCCTTAATATCTTTTAGTGGATCTACCCAATCCCAGCTCTTGGCTTGCCAACGCACTTCCATTAAGGAATCAAACATGGTCATATCTTGATTAATAGTATTTTTAAGCAGCTGCATTTGTAACCACTGCTCATAGATAGGCAACATAAAATGCTGAATCATCCAGTTTTGTTTTACGCGCCACTGATCTCTTTCCTCAATCGTTCCAGATCTAATTGATGAGTAACTTACACCCTCCAAATCTGACGATAACGAGTTGTAAGCCACTCCCAAGCCAGATGCAATGCCGCGTAAAATCGCTTTATTAAAATCTTTAAATGCAGATGTTGGATGCGTTGGATCAAATGCAGTAAAACTTGTACCCGCTGGCAATTGCTCAAAAATACCCGCTTCTGCCTCAGTGATTAAATTACCTTCATAATCTTCTTCACCAACAAATGAATCACCCGCTTCAGAAGTGTAAAAACCCATTTTGCAAGCACCAACTCTAGCGGCCACTAACTCTGCCTCTTCATAAGCGCCAAGCATTTGCATTCTTGACATCGCGCTGGCCATCCAAGTGGTGGCTCTAATTTGTTCTGGGCGCTCTGCGATAAAGGCGTGAATAATTGAATCAGCATCGACTCTTTCTGTTTTTCTCAGTGGCGCGTATAAATCTTCTTGCAGATTAGTGGCAATGTGATAGGCTACTGGCTTGCCATAATTATCAAATTCAATGCCCATCTTGATACAAGCACCGCCGCCTAAATCTTTATTGTGGCGCTCATCTAAACGATTAATGTCTAAGAATTGCAGTTTTAGTCCAAACTTTGAATCATCTTTGATAATTCTGATCAAGACTTCGCCATCTCTGGCTGCTGTTTCAATAAAAAGCCTTTGCATTTCAACAAAAGTTAAACGACTATCCCAAGCGCAATTGCGAGCTTGACTCCATTGTTTCCAAGCAGCTTCTGTCAGTCGATTCGCTTTGGTATTAAGTTTACCTTTGCTTGTTTTAGATTTAACTTGGAGGCCAATACCATTTGAGCCTACAACATTACTCACAACCATCTGCATATATTTTCTTGCATAGTCGTTATTAATCGTCAAATCGCGAGCGCGACTTCGTAAATTTTTACCGCCCGTTTCTAAGTCTTTATTAATAGATCGTTGAACGGTACTCCAGCTCTGTGTTAGACGATCAATTTTTGCCGAATGGTATTGACGGCGCATTGGTTTTTTGACTGGCTGTACAGATTTTTTAAATGGGTTAAAATTCATCCTCTCACCTTTATTATGCCGCTATGACCTAAATTATTTTTAAGGCGTTCTGCCCTTTGATCTCTAACAACTTCTGCTTTATAAAAACTTCTTAAAGCTAATAAATCTGGTATTGGCGTTCTCGATAATGAGCGGCCTTGTATCGAGTAATTTTCTTGATCCTTTGTTGCGCGACCTTCAATAACTTTTTCGATAGCTTCTAATACTACTTTTGCGTGTGATCTAGGATCACTTGCTGTTGTATCACGATTGGGTTTTATCTCCCAAGTTCCAGAATCAATTGTGATCCGCTCTGCATCACTGGTTCTTGTAATGTAAGCTTGCCAGTGATAGACACCCGCTTTGTAACTAGCGCTTGTAGATTGGCTTACCTCAACAATGTAGTCACTTCCAGATTCGGAAGCTGTAATTTCAATTTCAGTTGCGCCGCTGTTTTCAAGTCTTGCTGAATATTTAAGGGAATATGAGGCTGGTGCGTAATCTGCACCTAAATCTGTTCGTTTCCAAGTTATTCGATCACCAGCTGTAAACTGAGCTGGTTCAGTTTCTGGATAGTTACTAGAATCAAATAAATTTGCCATGAAAATCCTAGAGAATGATGGTCACTAATGTAGTAACCAAATAGAAATTGTCAACAGCAATTAAAAAAATTAAATTTAATAGTTTGCAACGAAACCAGTCGATTTCCTTCTGCGGCGCGGTTTTGGAGGCGGTTTTTTGATGATTTTATGCGCTTTTTTTCCAGTTTTTTCTGGTTTTTGCTCCGTTTTGTCTGGTTTTTGCTCTGTTTTTGGCTCTATATCAGCGTTATTTGCAAACAAATCTTTAGTTATGGGTTGCACAATATCTTCAAGTCGCTGCCAATCACGCTCAGAAAATTTATTCATTCCTAAGTGATATGCTGCTGCCAACGCATAAACAGTGCAATCTAGCACTTCATTTCGTCTATGCGAGGGTTTTACCCACTCATTTACTGGAAATCCTTTGTGATAACGTGTAATTAGTTTCTCAGCTGTAATCTGCGCATAAAACTCTTCTGGCAAATCTTTTGAAAAATGTATTGATGCTGGATCACCGCTTTCAATACCAAAGCGGCCATAGATGACAGACTTAGCTGTGTCCGTTCCAACTGGCCAAAGCTGCACGCCGCCCTTAATCGTTTTACCTCGCATCGATATATCTTGAGCTGTCGGTCTACCAATCACTGGTCGGTTACGAGTTGATTGTCCTTTAATTGCGATGACGTGGCGATGCCTTCGCATACGGGCAAAGTCATAGACCTTTTGCGTATGATGTCCACCTGTATCAATTGCAACGGCGCTAATTTTAACGGCTGATCCGCTTGCATGAGCCAGTTCTTTTTCTAAATAATCATCCAGCTCTTTCCAAAGATCATCACTGGCTGGATCACCAAAAAAAACTTGGTAATCTATTACCCAGCTTTCTTCACTTTTACCATACGCCCAAATTACTGCTTCTAAGCGGTTATCTTGTACGTCAACACCGCACGTTGCTAAAAGGCCACCCATTGGAATTGTTCTAAGCGCATAATCTTCTGCGGTTTTTTGCAGATCGTGCATATCATGACGATTTTGTGCTTCATCAAAACACTCACCAAGTGATGTGTTAATAAAGGTTTTAAGTAAGTGCGGATCAGCCTGTGCATCAATAAATTTTTGCGCCATTGCACTCCAAGTTTCCCACGGTGAGTAAAGTGAGTTGATATGGTATGAGCGGCGCTGATCTCTGACGTTATTCTCTGGTTTAGTGGCCACCCATTTGCCAGCGGCTAACATCTCTGTTTTTGAACTCTCATCAATAATGCCAGCACAATGCGGGCAAGCATAATAGGCTGTTTCAGGTAAATGCTGACCGCCTTCGCTTTTATCCCATTTAACATTTGGCCAAGTCAGCTCATCCATCACGTCACAATGCGGACAAGGAACATAATATTTTCTTTGATCTGCTTTTAAATATTCTCTTTCAACTCTTGATACATCTTTAACTGTTGGCGTTGATCCAATCAAAACTTTGCGCCGTGCAAAAGTTTTGGTTCGATTAACGGCCAGTTCAATGGGATCACCTTCACCATCCACATCATATGGATAAGCATCTACCTCATCTAAAAGTAAATAACGAACTGGAACTGATCGTAGATCTGCTGCTGAGTTTGCACCCGCAATAAATAACACACCGCCATCAAAGGCTTTAGCTGTTGTAGTGTTTCCAGAGTCGCGCGCTTTAGGATCTGCAACCAAACCTTTCAGCACTGGCATATCAGAAATCATAGTTGCGAGTCTTTGTTTTGAATATCTTTTGGCCAGATTTTGAGTTGGCTGCACCATCATTGCTGGCGCTGGAGCGCGGTGAATGACATAACCAATCATGTTGGTTAGAGCTTCAGTAAATCCAAGCTGCGCACCTTTCATAATAGTGACAAATTCAGTACGGCTCGATGGAGAAAACGCATCCATAATTTCTTTTAAATATGGGGTTCGACTGGTACGCCACTTACCAGCTTCTGCGGCATAAGTCTGATTTAACACTCGAAATTCATCTGCCCAATCACTCATAGGTTCAACTGGATCAGGTTTTAATCCAGCAATAATGGCAGATACTGCTAGGCGTTCACCATCAATTTCAGTGTTCGGTATCTCGTTCATTATCTTGTTCTGGCAAAAGTTTTGACCAGTCATTATCTAAATCTTCTAAAACTTGAGTTACTTCTTGATCAATCAAAGTATGAATATCATGATGATCTGTCATTCCAGCGACTGGCATTGATATTCGATCTGGAATTGTTTGGAATGAATTACGCACAGAACGAGCAACTGAAAAAATAGCGCGCCTAATTTCATCAGTGCGAACCAGTGCTATGCGCAGCTCTGCATTTTTAAGCGATGCTGTTTCTCGATTTTCTCTAGCAAGTTTTGCACGCTCCTGTACCAGATCCAAACCATCTTCACTAACATGGCCAGCTGCTCTTCGGCCAAGCCACTTGACTATTGCATGCGATGCTTCATCCAAAGTCATATCGACTTGCCAAATCTCGTTTGACTTCATTTGGTTGATCCGACCTTGCGTCAATCCAGTTAATAAAACTAGGTTTTTTTCTGTCACTTTTTCTTTTAAATCAATCATTTATTAATACCCTTAACTAAATCCCTGTAACTAAAAAAATAGAGGGGTGCGAATTACCAGATCGGAAGAGCGTCGTG